TCTCCACCACCTTCCGCCTTGATACACTCTATCTTTTTGGCAGTCAACTTTCCCAACTCACCTCCTTGGAGATGCGTTGCTCCATCCATAGTGTACTGTTCCTGTTGGATTATTTTAGTATCTCCACCAATACCAAAGAAACCATTTTTCTTCACAATAACCTTATCCTTACCCATCACTTGAGGGTCATTGGCACGATACTGGATACGATATCCATCCTTGTGAGCATCTACCTGATAGGCAGTGTAGTCACCAACAGGCAAGTTGATGATAGGAAGTTGATCTTTATTTAAAAGGTGTCCAAGAATACCCAAGTGAGCAACACCAAAAAAGGTCCCCACAGTGAGTGCTACCCACTTAAATGGAGACCTTGTAGTTGTAGTCTTTAATGTTTTTTGTTTGGGGTCCATAATTTTTTGGAGGAATGAAAAGGTTCCCAGTGCTCCCAGCCATATTTATGAACAAAATAAATGCCCATTATAGGAACAATGATTAGGGCATATGACATAATGCCAAGTGCCCATGGATTCTCCATCACATGTCTAACAAAAACATTCATTACTCTGAAAAAATAGAAACTAAAAAGATAAACACACCAAACATACAAAAGAAAAACAGTATTCCTAGTTGAACTGCCATCCTTGTTCTAAGTCTTTTAATTCTGAATAATATTCACATGGATATTCCATAGCAATTGGATCACCATTTATCATCATATCAGTTCTACAAATTCCATTGCCAATTTCCATATGACCAACAATAAAAAGAGTCATTAATAACATGGGTTTATACCGTAGGCATGATAGGGGGTTCTTGTTTCTTATCTGGAGCAACACCAGTAATCTGAATTGGTGCTTGTTCAATACGAATAGTTTGAGCAGGTGCAGTTTGTGCTGCAGCAGCAATCAGTTTTTCTAGATCTGCTTTGGAGACACCTCCACCAGCAGCACCCATCTTCATTGTACCATCACCAGATTTCTTTGCAGTCTGAACACCAAAGGTAGCTAAAACCCCAGTAAAGACAGATGCAATGAAAGTGGGATCAAGTTTCTGCTCAGGGATACCAAGAGCAGCAGGTAATTTAATGTATGCAAGAGTGAGAATACCACCAGACCAGATAAGAATACCAAGTCTAACCATTGTGCTGATTGCTTCTAACTGACCTTCATGATCATCAGCAGCTGCTTTCAGCTTACCTATAAAACCTTTCTTTTTTTCTTCCTCTTTCAGAGGTTCTTTTACTTCTTCTGGCATTAGTATAGGATGACATGCAATCCTATTTATTTTTTTAGATCTGGAAAATAAGTTTTATATAATTCTAATGCTTCTTGATGTCTTCCTTTGTTGGTGAGATTTTTTACTTCTTCCAAAATCCTTTTCTTGAATTCCTCTGAAGGTTCTGCCATTATGGGAGAATTCAATGGACTAGGATATTTATTAAAAAACCCCCTTTCAGGGGGTGTATTTACTGTCAGCAAATCACCAAATTCCAGGAATGAGTTGACCAGTTGTGAGATAGGCACCAACACCAGCAACAAAACCAAGCATTGCCAGACGTGCATTGAGGATCTCTGCCTCAGGGGTGAATCCAAATTTGTCCATTTTAGTTCTCCTTAGTAATGTTTGTAAAGTTTAGGGGCAAGGTAAGGACGACTAAAGACTTCTGAAATAGGTAAAGTTTTTAGTTCTTCCTTTTGTTCTGGAGAAAGGGATCCCCAGCGAAGTTTAGCAAGGATATATTTAAGCATCAATCTTTACGAGCATAAGTTTTTAGATATTCAAGCACTGTCTGTGGATCACTTACTTCATAAGGATCATCAGGACAGTTTCCAACCTTTCCAGGTTCTTCAAAGAGTTGTTCAATCTCACCATCATTAACAACCATTGCATACCTCCAGGATCTATGACCAAATCCTAGGTTCGCTTTAGTGACAGACATACCCATAGCATAAGTAAACTCACAGCTACCATCAGGGATAGGTTTGACATTTTTAATTCCTTGCTGTTTAAACCAAGCATTCATTACAAAAGAATCATTTACAGAGAGGCAGTAAATTTCATCAATACCAAGTGCTTGGAAATCCTCATACATTTCTTCATATCCAGGAAGTTGGAATGTAGAACAGGTAGGAGTGAATGCTCCAGGAAGAGAGAATACAACCACACGCTTGCCAGAGAACAAGTCAGAAGTGGTTACTTCTTTCCAATAGTATAGGTCAAATTCCTCATCATGGTGACGAGTTTTGAAAGTTACTTCAGGTACTTTGCTCATTGTTTGGTTTACTTGGTTCAAAAGGTGTACGAGTTTTGTTTTTAATTACAATAAAGGCATCACTTTGGTAAGTAGTAGTCCCAAATTGTTTTGCCCATTTAGGATTAGCATCTGGTGGTTGTTTGATACCACTGGTAGCAACACCACCAATTTCAATTACAATATCATCACTTGCAGTGTCCCATCCAAGAACACTCATTGCTTTGATTAAAGAATCTTCAGTGAGTACAGTCACAGATTCTCTTCCTGCTCAGTCAGGATGACACAATCAGATGTTGGATATGCAACACAAGTGAGAACATAACCATCTTCCATCTGTTCATCATCAAGGAAAGACTGTTCACTATTATCTACGGTGCCAGAGATGAGTTTTCCTGCACAAGCTGAGCAAGCACCTGCTTTACACGAAGAAGGAAGATCAACACCTGCTTCTTCTGCTGCTTCAAGAATATACTGATCATCTGCACATTCAATTTTGGTTTCAGACCCATCAGGGGATTGAAGGGTAACACTAAAGATAGTCATTAGTAAGTTTCAGATAATTGGTTTACTGAGTGTGCCAACAAAACAAAGAAGGCAACTGAAGTAATTGTAAAGATAAATGGAGCCATTGTCAAGAGATTCCAAAGAACAAGTTGCCAGTTAGAGCATAGGACAGAGCTCCTGCTATGATTCCCATCATTGCCCAACGACCATTATACATTTCAGTCATTTGCATGGGAGTCAGAAGACCTTTACGGTTATACTCTTGGTACACCATCTGGGGTTCTTTTGCCCACATGTTCTGCTGCCCAAACTCATTCTTTGTTACAGTCATAATACTTTGTAAAGATTTACAACATTATATAGCAAAAATAAAGAGGGGTCAAGCCCCTCTTGTTATTGTATCATGACAAACTAAGTATGAATACTCAATTAAATTTTTTTAAAAATTCTCTATTCTTTTTTATAAATCCAGTGCAGTAAGAATTAACATCAATTTGCATTTCATAATGAGCATGAAGATGAATACTTTCAATAATGATTAAAGATACTAACAAAAGGGTTGGAATCAACCATAATTCATTTGCTAATTTTTTAATACTAAACTTACTTTTAGGAATTAGTTTACTCATAATAAAAAGGGGACCCTAAGGTCCCCAATGTTTATCTGATTAAATCAGAAGCTGTACTTAACACCTGCCTTAGTGCCATAACCACGGTCAACACCAGCAACGCCAGAACCGACGAAGCTAATTTCACCATAAACACCCAGTTTTTCAGTAGCAGCAACACTCAGACCTGCCTTACCAGAAGGAACAGTGTCAGCAGCAGCACCATCAGGAGAAACTACAGAAGCACCTGCTTGAACGTAGTAACCAAGAACACCCTCAGTGCCCTCATAACCAACGTGGAAGTCAGTGGTAGTGCCAGTGTAATCTGATCCAGTGAATCCAGAGTTAGCTTCAACATTCACGTATGGACCTGCAAAAGCAGCACCAGCGAAAAGGGGAGCAGCAGCCAGAGCTGCGAATACAGATTTGGTCATTTGAAATACCTCGTAATTTTTTACTTGTGGAATGGTTACCCACAGATGAAAAGAGACTCGACTTGTCTCTGTTGTTCACAAACCAATCAGCGAGTAGTTGAGGCTTCATAGGTTTGTTGTAGCCTTTTGTAATATTACAAAAGTCCTTAATATTTATAGTATATCATTTTTGGAATCTTGTCAACCAATTAGTGGTTCCCAAAAACCATAGAATTCATAATCAAGTAATTCTCTAGTGCCCAGTTCTGGAGGTCTATTCTTCCAGAAGTTCATAACACCTTCAACATTTTGTTTATGGAATACCTCAATATGATCCTGATGAATACCAGAATCAAAGTCATACCTATAGGTAAACAGAGGCATTGAATATGTTACCCCAGAATTATAAATGATTTCTTCTGAAGTTGCTCTAGGTTTAATCTTTTGATCCAACCTATACTTGTCACCCTTAATATGATGTTTGAGTAACTTGCCAGCATGGTGTCTTGTAATCACATAGAATGCAGCACAGAAGTCATTGATCAATCTTGGGTGAAGATTTGCTCTGAGGTTCTTTGTGCTAGTGATAGCACACTGAAGTACATCCCAGTCATATGGCATTGCTGACAGATATCCAGTCCAAGTAAATGGCCAATACTGTACAGTATCAAAGACAATATCATCCTCACAGATAATAATATAATCTAAATCTGTTTCTTCATAGAAATATTTGATTGCCTTGAGGTGAGACATTGTGCATCCAAGTTCACCTGGAGTGATTAGTTCAGGAAATCTTCCAGATAAAAATTCAGTTGCATCATTATCTCCCCTAGCATCAATACCAGAGATCCTAGTATTCTCAATCTCATAGTAGTCAAACAGACCATTCATGTGGTCTTGTCTGTCTGTTTCAGTGTCTAGATTGATCCATAGAACTGGACCCATCCCTTTAAGTTTCTTTTTAATTGTAGAAGTATCTGTCATGGTCTCCCCCATTGTGGATATCTGTGATGCTTTAAGAAAGTGTAATCCACATTTACCTTTTCAATATCAGAATAACTGTTCCTCTGCCAAGTTAAATGGGGAATTATTACATATGCATTAATCTCTCTATGGGATTCTGCATAGTGAACATCACAAGGTTTTGTTATATTAATTAGACTATCAATAAATCTATCATATACAGTATGTTTAAATCCAACAGAGTGTGCAGCAAGAGTGTACTCACACTTGAAGATATGCTCAGACACCTGTTGGAGATTCATACCATGGAAGTGTTGCCCTCCAAGGTACAACATATCCCAGTCTGCTGGAACTTCTGATACAACCTCAGAAAATCTAGTCTGTAGATTACTGTCAAATTGAATATCATCTTCCAGCAAAAGAAAATTATCTAAGTTTAATTGCTTTGCATATTTAATTGCAAAGAACTGAGACAGTGCACAACCAACTGCACCTTCTTTTATTTCTGGTGGAAAGTCAAGATTCATCTTTGCACCTTCAATACCAGGAATTCTTTCAACACTCAAAGAATGTTTTGCAAATTCTTCAGAGGCTTCTTGCCATCTGTCTGGTCTTGAGTCTAGGTTGATACAAAAGATTCTACTAAAATAATCATTGAGCATTAGATTACCTCCCATCCATCAAGATAAAGATCTGTTGTGTCATGGTCAGGTAAAGAAGATCCAAACCAAATCTTTGGTGCAATCACCTGCTGACTCTTAGCTAACCATGCACCCCACCAAGAGAATGAAGAATTTGCTATAACATGATGAGTGCACATGGACATGAAGCACATATCATATTCAGCTGGATTTCCTTCAGAGATAAAGAATCTATCTGGATCAAATATGCTTTGCATTTTACACCACTTAGGATCATCTGAAAATATAATCACAGGAACATTTGGAAGTTTCTTCAATGCCTCCACATAATACTCAATAGGTGGAACTGGATGAAAAGATTGCAGATGCAAATAGTCACCTCTCCTAATATGCAGAGAGATGACTTCTTTTGATTGGACTTCCTTCTCTAAAAATTCTTGACAAAAATCTACAATATAATCAGCAAAGGTAAAATCTTTTCTGATATCATCTTCAATATGTTTGAAGTATTTCTCAGACTGAAAGTATCCATACAGATCTACATTGTCTTCACAAGTATTGAAAATACTTTCATCAAAATGATATCCAGATTCCTGGAGCATTTTGTTTGGCATAAGACCTTTATTATATTTGTCTAAGTCAAATGCATCATAGATACTAGTCTTTGAATTTTTTACATTAGGATCACTAACTCCAAATACATCTTCTGAGGGAATACAAAAATCAAATCCTCTATTAGCAGCAATACCTCTTAAAGAAGCATACTGAAACATTTGATTGCCAAGTCTTCCCAGATTTCCTAGTTGATTAAAAGAGATCATTGCAGGTAATTAGTATAGATAAAATCTTCAAGAACTTCAATCTGTTTTACTCTTTCCAGATTATCTTTGATTGCATCCATTTTACTCTCATAGATTTCATCAGAGATTTCAAACTCATCAGTCAATTCAATAATACCATCTTTGTTGAAATGATCTGCAATGTCAGGAGATCCCAGATAAACAGGGATAGTACCAGTAGCAAAACAATCAAGAATCTTCTCTGTGTAATATGATTCATAAACTCCATTCTCAATGACTACAGAGAACATGTAATCACATAGACCTTCTTCCTTAGTAGCAATCTCATTAAAACCTCTACCATAAAGATCTACCTGATCACCAATCTTTTCCACCCACTGAAGTCTATTCTTCTGACCTTCAGTGAATGCTTTGTTTGATGAGATCATAGAGATCATCTTAGTCTTCTCATAGATCTTTGGTTCATTAATCCAAAATCCTTGAGCAGGAACCCACTTAAACCTAGAGTCCAAAGCAAGTAGATCTTTGTCATGAGTAAAGATGTACTTAAACACCTTGAAGTATTCTTCTAGATTGGATTTAATTTCTTCTGTAATGCCAGGGACAACAAACTTAGATTCAAGCAACCATCCATACTTAACACCATCAACACCATCAGTAAATGCTTGATTGATGTTTTGGTCAACATATACAGTTTCATCTGCAGACAGATCAAATGCCCACTCTACAAACTTAGACTCTTTGCCATGAACAGAATATCCTTTGTTGCCACCAGTAAGATGGGTAAAAGAATTTCCAACTAGATTAATCTTGTACTTCATAATTGATGTAGTTTTTGTCCTTTAAGTTTTTTATTTTGCTTTCAAAGAAAGGGTACATAATCCACTGTGGAGATTTTACCACAATGTCTGGTGTAATTTCAAGTGCTGTCCTAAATTTTATTGGACCTTCATATTGATCCATTGCTGCTCCCCAACGAATACCAGGAATTCCTTTCCCCCACTTCTTAATGAATACTGACATAGAAGTTTCATGGAACTTCATAGATGTCAAATGATGAATATCATTCCTAACAAATCCAGAATGTTTTTCAATCTCAACAAAATTAAAATCTATTTTGTTATGAACTCTATGGTGAAGAGGATCATTAACAGAACTAGATTCTCTATTGTAGATCATTTGTCTTAGGAAATAATCACAATCTTGCCAACCTATGTTGCAGTATCTCTCATCCCAAAGACCAACAGATTTAATTGCATCTACAGTATAACTATGAAATGCATCACCACATCCAGCAGAAATAAAACTATAAGTTTTATGATACTCAACTAATGTATCAATGATGTCTTCATTATATTCAACATCATTCTGAGAAAGAATAACAATATCAGAGTCAGGATTATCAACATCTCTGAATCCATCTATTAAACACTCATTCCAGTTTCTAGCAAGATGACCAGTGGAAAAGGTTGGTCTTGTATTATTGTTTACTACTTTCACAGAGAGGTTGATATCTTCTAGCAAGACAGAAACATCTTTGTAGTTATTAACTACTGTGATTTCGTAATCATAATTTTTAATTCCACTTTTCTCAAATGACTTTAGAGTTTTATTCAACTCCAAATCATTATCATAAGTTACAAAGTAAACTTTAATTTTCATAGGATGCAAATAGCAGTGTCTTGAACCATATTGTCATGATAATATTCATCATTCCATTCTTCAAAGTCCCACTTAACTAGATCAAGTTCTTCATAGAACTGTCTAACTTCCTTGAGTCTGATGTCCCAAACATTATCAATTACAATCAGAGTATCCTTGTCTGCAACAGACATAGCAACTTCAAAGTCTCTCTTCACCCCTTCATAAGAGTGATCTCCATCAACAAAGATGAGGTCATATCTTCCACCAAAATCTTTTGATGCTTCCTTTAGAATTGCAATGTTCTTCTCACTAATTTCATCATTAGTATAGTCAACAAAATCACTAAAGGGAAGATCTACTTTATACTTCCAATCATCATAATCAGAGTGATGAGGATACCAGTATCTTGCATTGATTCTATCTGAGTGTGGTCTATATGCAATCTGACCATCATAACCACCTTTCCTAATATCAAAGGAATCAATTACACCATAACCATCTTCACCATACAGTTCATCCATTGCCTCTGCCATGGCATTAGAACTTTCATAGTGCCATGACCCAATTTCAAGAACAGTCTTTGCTTCTACCATCTTTACCAGAGTGGCAAGACAATTTCTACAGTGAGTTGAAGCACCTTCATACTTAAACCCTTGGAGGATTCCATTCTCAGGTCCTTTGTCCACATAATAATTCTTGAACTCATTCTTGATGAATTCAACTTTATTATCATATCCTTTCATCAAATTAATCCTCTCTTTTCAAACTCTTCTAAAATTGTTGGCATTGCTCTTTGAGAAAGATGCATGTGAGATCCTTCCCAATCATCAAGGAAGTCTGGTAAAGTTGTCATATCATCATTAACCATCTTATAGAAGATTGAAGCAAACTCAAATCCTTCTCTAACACATGCTAGATGTAGAGCAGTGTTGAATGCAAAGGTGACCCAGTTTCTCTCTTGCTCAGTGCCAAAAGATGGTCCACCAGTATACTCTTTAGTTGCAGACCAAGAAGCAATAGGACCCCAAATAATAATCTTGACCCCATACTTTTTGTAGTAACTAATTGCATTAATATACCTATTGACACATTCTACCACAAGGTCATTGACAGGTTTATCCTGCATCTTTGCCTGTTTGATTAAATGTGCTCTGATGTCAACCTCACCAAAGCAGAACATCAACTTGTCATCAACACCAAGTTCAATAGAATCAATTAGAGATTCAATGATTGGTTGTTTGTTTGCAATTTGATATGCTGTTGCTGGTCCAATTCTATAACTTTTAAATTGGGGAAGAGTATTTGCTGCTGGTTCCGGCCAACATGGTTGCATTGCCTCCTCACCACTAAAGACTGCTGAGTGACTATCACCAATACAATGAATCATTTTAACTTACCAAGAATACTGTCTACAAAATCTACTTCATAAGTGTACCCATCTTCCATACCTATGTTCCAAATATTCTTGTTACCATAGATTGTATTGTAGATGGTATGGATACCAAAACCATTCTCAACATACAAGAAATTTTTATTATATTTTTCTCTATAGAGATTCATTTGAATCTCATCAAAAGAATCATATGATCCCATACTTAATAGTTTATGCCAGTCTTCTGTCTTAATGATAAAAGTACTGGTAGTATAATATGGTTCTGTAAACTTCTTAATGCTGTATTTGTGCTTTGCAACTAGTCTATCAAGATGCTCTACAATGTAGTCATTCAATAGCACCTGTGCATCTGCACAAATTCTTATAGGGTGAATTCCCTTTAAGTATGTATCTAACTTAGATACCCCCTCAAAAAATAATGGTGAACTCCAAAAATAAGCATCAATTGTATGTTTATTCAATGAAGTATAATCTGCCCCCCACAATCCATTCGGCATTTCTTGATCAAGATAACAATTATAAATTGATTTTCTAACTTTTACATCTGTTATAAAGGATTCAACAAATCTATCTGTATGAGGAATGCCATTAGACAGCATAGGAGTGAGGACAAAGTTATCTTCTTCATCCAATACATCTATGTTTTCAATTATATAATCCCAAACATGATTTGGGATAAAGCAATCTTCATCTAGCTTAACTGCATACTTGTCTGACTGAAGACATACATTAACTTTCTGCATGTAGTTCAGTTCAACATCAGGGAACTGATAGATCTGATGATTAATTCCTTCTAGGTTAGAAGACCAATCATATTCTTTTGTTGCTAGGATATTGAGAAAGATTTTTTCTTTATTCTCTGGTTTAATTTTATTCAGAAAGTAAGAAGTAATTTCCCAGTATTTCCAAAAGTCCCTTCTATTGTGAGACAGATAGTTAATGGTAATCATTGAAGTTTAGACAGATTGACAATATTCAACTCATCCTGTTTAAAGGATAATACTCTTTTGAATCCACAGTAATCAAAAAGTTCTTCTACTAATTCTATATCAAAAGTGTGATGATGTACAACCCTTGTTCTCTCATTGATATCACACAGTTCATAGAACTTAGGATGTCCACCATAACTCCAATCATGGAGTTCTTTTTGCTCTTCAATGTGAGTCTTATCATCCTCACCAATGTTGGTATTATAATCTTCTATCAAATGTTCTAGTGTTGTCAGTGGTCTCTTTCTATCAAAGCAATATTGATAGTCTGGAATAATAGTAAGAATATAACCACCCTCTTTAAGAATATACTTTTCCCACAACTTTAAAGTTTTGATTGGATTAGCAAAATGTTCTATGGCATGTGAAGTAAGAACAAAATCATACTTCTTTAATTGCTTCAGTTGATCTTCATTAGTGCAATCTACATCATACTGCCTACCAAGATTTCCACCATAGATGTAGTTTGGATCAAAAGACGTTTGAAAGTGATTGTCCTTAATGATGTTTCCACCATCAAGGTTCACATAAGGATAGAGGTGCATACCATAATGAGGTTTATCAAACAACTCAGTGGGACCACCAAATTCTATTCCAGTCTTCTTCCTTAATGCTCTTACTACTTTTTCAAAGGTTGACATAGTACATTGATATCATAGGGTAATTGTTTTGCTATTCCATACTTCTTTGCTAAAGGTAAAGAAGGATAGTAAATTAAGTTATTAAATGGTTCAATATCTATAAAAGTATTTTGCTTTCCAATGTGTGGATAAGGAGAGATTATATCTTCTTCTAAAATAGATTCCTTGGGCAATCTAGTTAGGTAGTAATAAAAAATATCAAGATCTTGATATTTTCCAGAAGGATGTAACTCTGGATTATATTTTAATTCTAGCAACTGAGTTATGTGATATGGTTCTGTTGCATCATATCCAAGATTAATTTTATTTCCAACTTGAACTCCAACATATCCTGCTGCTGTACATTGATCACCTATCTTCATCTCACCATCATGATCATCCTCAAATTGCCAATCAATCTTTTTAAGAACTTCTGACTTAGCAAACCAGAATGGTGCTCTTATATGACTCTCATGTGGGTATCTCTTGTGCCCATTAAAGATTTGACTTGCACCAAATCCAATCATTGGATGAGAATCTAAAGTATCAACAATATCCTTTAACCAATTGTCTCTCTTGAGAATTACATCATCTGATATGAAGACAAAGTAATCATAGTCATCTTGATACTTGTAGAAGTAATGCCTATAAGCACCAAATGCTCTGTGTGGAATATCTCTACCATTCACAATTTTATTATGAATGATCATTCTACCAAACTTATTTTCTAGGTTTGTTGGAACTCCAAGGTAGTCTCTATGAATGATAATCAAATCATGCTCATACCCTGCCCAACAATTAAAATAAGATGGCCAAAACAAGTCTCCCTGCTTTGCACCACCTAGCATTATGACAGCAACTTTTTTCATTGTACCATCCTAAGTTTTTGAATAGTTTCTTCTCCAGCAACATTGAATGCAGGATCTTTAAACTTCAATGACTTTACAGTTGAATAAGGATTCATAGAAAAGTCATACTTATATCTAACTCTCTTTGACCACTCAACATCTTCACCCTGGCAGTGAAGTAGATTATCATCTAAAGGATGATCTTCCATAACCTGCTTCTTAGCAACCCAATAAGTTCCAGAAATATATTGATACTTAGAAAGATGAGTCATGTCATATGGAATCAAACATTCTCTATTTGGAAGAACAATTGAATCCATGAAGTTATCATTATGAGGCCAAATAACCCAATCCCTAAACCTAGAATAATCTGGATTAACAAATTTGTTCATGCAGATTTTAAAGTCATCTCCAAACTTTAGAAATCCTTCATACCAGTCATCCTCAAAGACAACATAGTCATGAGTATAAACTACATTTTCATACCTGGCATTTATTGTAACAATATTTTTCTTTCTAGTAATCCACCCAGGTCTAATACTTTCATCAAATGGAATGATGAAAGTATTTTTTCTAGATACCTGACTATTACCAACTATAAGGATTTGATACTCTGGAATATTCTGTCTTTCAATACTGTCAATTACAAGATTGAGAGATTCATCTGAAGTCCCAGCAGTTATAATTCCAAAGGTAAACTTCATTTCAGAAATCCAACATAGTCACTACAAATACCATAGCAGTCATATGCTCTCAAGTCAACAAATTCATCAAGATTCTTATGCCATTCTGGCATCACTATAACAGATCTATTTGTATATGTTTTGCCTGGATATGTCCAAATCTTATTTTGACTTGTCAAAGTAAAATCATCTTCTTGGTGCCAAAAATAATTAAATCCACTAGTACCAAAAGAAAACTGTTGGAGTGCCTCAATGTTCTTACAATGAATCCAAAGATGCTCTCTTATAGATCCTAACCAGTACCAAGTGACTGGGTACATTGGTTCATCATGCCCAAGGTACAATTTTTCATCTGCCACACTTAACCTAACATCAATCTCCACATCAAAACCTGCTTCAATTGCCTGCAGGATATACTCTGGATTATTTTCCTTTGATGGATCTGGTCCATTAATGTTCCCTCTATGGGCAATGAGCTTCATTAGACTTCTCCTTTGTAATGCTCTAAGAAATAGTTCAAATCTTCTGGGGTTCCAATACCCCACATACCATCTTTGTCAATGTCTTTGATTCTGATCTTCTTACCATCTTCAATTGCTTCATTGAAAACAGGACAAACATAGAATTCATTATTGACTCTAATGTTTTTCTCAATCATTTGTTCTGCAAACTTTACATAATCAGAACCGCGTTTCCAGTAATAGATTCCAACAGTTGCATGTTCTGAAATAGGTTTCTTCTCAGCAACCTCAGACACATAACCATCTTCACCCAACTTAGCATAGGACCATTTGGGGTGAGTTGCTGGGAATGTAATGATACCACCATCAATTCCATCATTCTGGAAAGCATAAAGAGTTTCATTACTATCCCACTCAACAAACTGGTCAGAGTTTGCCATTACTAGTGGTTCATCGTTGTTGATGAATTCTTTCGCAAGTAGAGTGGTACAAGCTGCACCTTCTGTGAGTCCATCAACCTGTACAATGTTGCACCCAGGAGCAATAAGAGGGAGCAGGTAATTAAGGTTGTACTTGTCATAGTGTTCTCTCTGTACAATAAATGTGTAATTTGCTTTGATGTTCAGGTTCTCAACAACCACTTGAATCATTGGTTTGCCCTTAACTTCAATCAAAGGTTTGGGGAAGGTGTATCCCTGACTAGCAAATCTGCTGCCAGCACCTGCCATAGGAATAAGAACATTCATAGTCTTGCTCTCCCATGCAACTTTCTTCTTTGTGCCATTTAGAATTTTTTTAATCCTATCAATCTTTGCCTGATTAAGATCTTTTCTATTCTCTACAGGAACTAAATGTGCTTTGCTATCTAAAGCACCCTGTCTACCAATATGACTATCTTCAATAATTACAGTGTCAGCAGGAAGAGCACCCAATGCAGTCATACACTTCCAGTACATTGCTGGGAATGGTTTGTTTCTGACTACATCTTCATTGGACACATACATGTCCACAAACTCTAATACTCCTAATCTTAATAAAATGATTTTAACAGTATTCCTAATAGAGTTAGATGCAACTGCAATCTTGTAACCTGCATCTACAAGTTGCTGGAAGTATCCCATCAACTCATAGTCTTTTGCAACACAGTCATTAAAGATCTTAAGAGTTGCTTCTTGTTTATCTTTCCAGATCTTATCATACTGATCTACAGGAAGACTCTTATTCTTGGTGAGAAGTTCTAGTTTTGCTCTAGTGGGGAGACCATCATAGATGCTTACATGTTCTTCTCTACTGATAGCATAGTCTTCACCAAGTGCTTGGTTAAGTGCCTCATAATGATAGTCCTTGCTATCAATAAGGACACCATCCAAATCAAAGATTACCAGTTTTGTCATTCTTGTACCATTCGTAAGTATCATAGATGCCTTGACGGATTCCAATCTTAGGACTCCAACCAAGTTGTTTTATTTTGTCCACATTTAAAACTTTCCTAGGAGTTCCATTTGGTTTGGAAGTATCCCATTTAATCTGTCCCTTATATCCAACAATGATGGAAATAAGTTCAGTAAGTTCTTTAATAGTTAAATCTTGACCTGTACCAATATTAATGATCTCAGGGTTATTATAAGAAATCATACAATGATAACATGCCTCAGCAAGATCGTCAACATGAAGGAACTCTCTTTTTGCAGATCCATCTCCCCAACACTCAACATGTGGAGAGTTAGATTCTTTTGCCTCATGAAACTTTCTAATCAAAGCAGGCAAAACATGAGAAGTTTCTAGATCAAAATTGTCATTCAAACCATAAAGGTTTGTTGGCATCAATGAGATGGCATTAAATCCATATTGTTCTTTGTATGCTTGACACATCTTAATGCCAGCAATCTTAGCAATGGCATAGGCATCATTAGTGGGTTCTAGAGCACCAGTCATCAACTGATCTTCTGTGATTGGTTGTGTTGCCATCTTGGGATAGATGCAGGATGAGCCAAGGAATAGAAGTTTCTTAGTTCCACATCTGTAAGATGCATCAATAATATTTGACTGGATCATCAAGTTGTCATAAATGAATTCTGCTGGATACATTTTGTTCCCAAGAATTCCACCAACTTTGGCAGCAGCAAGAAAAACATAATCTGGTGCTGCTTGTTTGAAATATGCATCAACTTGTTTTCTATCTCTTAGATCACAAGACTCTCTGCAAACCCAATAGATTTTTTCATAACCCTTGCTCTTTAATTTACGAACAATGGCAGATCCAACTAGACCATTGTGTCCAGCAACAAATATCTTAGATTTACTGTCCATAAAGTACCATGTCTTCAATCAATTGATCAAATGAAATTTTAGGTTCCCAACCTAATTTTTCCTTTGCCTTAGTGGCATCACCTAATAAGGTTTCTACTTCAGCAGGTCTGAAGTATTTAGGATCTACCTTTACCACCACATTGTTGGTGTAAGTATCAATTCCAATTTCATTTAATCCTTCACCTTCCCATGCAATATTCATTCCAAAGTATGGTGCTGTCTTTTCAACAAACTCTCTGACTGAGTGTTGTTCACCAGTTGCAATCACATAGTCCTCAGGTTCATCTTGCTGGAGCATCAACCACATTGCTTCAACATAATCCTTAGCATGTCCCCAGTCTCTCATAGCATTGAGGTTGCCAAGATACAGTTTGCTTTGCAGTCCAGAAGAGATCATAGAAAAACCTCTAGTGATTTTTCTGGTTACAAAAGTTTCACCTCTCCTTGGAGACTCATGGTTAAACAGAATTCCAGAACTAGCGTGCATTCCATATGATTCACGATAGTTTTTGACAATCCAATATCCATAGAGTTTAGCAACTCCATAAGGAGATCTTGGATAGAATGGTGTTGTTTCTTTTTGTGGAACTTCTTGAACTAGACCATACAATTCACTTGTAGATGCCTGGTAAATACGAACATCATCTTCCATACCAAGAAGACGTACTGCCTCAAGAATACGAAGAGTTCCAAGTGCATCTGTTTGTCCAGTATATTCTGGCATTTCAAAAGACACCTTTACATGACTTTGAGCACCAAGATTATAAATCTCTTCTGGTTTTACCTTTTGAATGACCTTAACAATATTTGTAGAGTCTGTTAGATCACCATAGTGAAGATGAATTCTTTCATAGATGTGGTCAATTCTATGAGTATTAATTAGAGAAGATCTCCTAACAATACCATGAACTTCATAACCTTTCTCAAGCAGTAACTCTGCAAGATAAGATCCATCCTGTCCAGTGATACCAGTAATTAATGCTTTCTTTAATCTCATTACAGAATAATATTTTTTATATTATACAAAAAAAGAGAGGTTTATGCAACCTCTCTCTTCATGTAGGTATGCAGGCTCGCCACCAATTCTTTGACTGGAAATTGGAAACCAGGCGGGAGTTAGATCCCATCCGCACCACTTGCTTTTAGGAAGCAAGAAACCTAAGGGGTCATATGACTCCACCAGGATTTTTAAAGTCTCTCCATGACTGAAGGGGGGGTTTCCCGACCAGGGTGCTTTTAGAGTCTTCCCAAGACTATGCTCCCTGTGAGGATCGAACTCACCTCAGGCGAATTATGAGTTCGCTGCATTCACCAGATTGCTAAAGGAGCATTTGCTATTTGCGAATAGCAAATAGGAGTACTGAGAGTTGAACTCAGACTACCCCGTTATAAGCAGGGCGCTCTAACCATTAAGCTATACTCCCATCCAGTTAAGGGGCATCAGTATTATACTCAGTGTATATCTTTAACCACTCTTCAGTCTCTTCATCATATGGAACCATTACTGCATCACCATACTCACTGGTAATTACAAATGATTCTCCACCTTCAACTCTGTCCATTAAGTTATCAAAATCTTCTTGAAATTCTTCTACAGTAAATTTCTGAAGATCACCAATTTCTTTTTTCATTAAAAAACTCATCCAAAGGATCCTTTTTGGTTTTGATAATGGCACATGCTCTTTTGTAGAACATGTTATCTGTATTCCCAGAGGCTTCAAAAGTCTCTTTAATTTTTACCCAATTTTGATAGGTATGGTCATCCATTTTTTGGTCCCATGGTATAATTTATATACCAAAATAACCATCTCTTAACAATTCAATATTTGTTAAGATGATCCTCCAACCTATGCAAAAGTCCCTCCATCTTTGGCATGTCAGGTATCTCTAGATTAGAGACATACAAGTATTCATCCAAAGCAATTGTTAACAATTCAACATCACCTTTGGAAAGATTTGGGGAATCCCAGTTCATTTAATTTCAAACTCCAGTTTTCTAATTTTGCGATTTTTTCTTGATTCTTGGAAAGCAAGATCATCTTTACTCAGGACAGAATTGCTTTCCTTCTTTTTTATATTACTCAAGATCTCAACTAATGTCAAGTCTCTTGCTGAGATGGTCTCTCCTTTTATTGTAGTTAAGTTATCACACCCACAGCACTTAGTCTTGGATGGGTGTGCGTGCAACACGTTGTTGCAATTCTTGCATAAGATTGTAGTCATTGTTCTGCATAGATTGTTGTTTTAATAAAGCGAGTAACGGGATTCGAACCCGTGACACCAACTTGGAAGGATGGGATGTTACCACTACACCATACTCGCAGGTATGTGAGAATTATACATCTCACAAATTCAATTGTCAAGCAAAGACTAACTTTTTAGTATAGTCATATGCATAGGTTTCTCTGGGACCTTTGATACCCCAACCTAACCAATAATAAGCAGCAACCATATACTGGTGAACTGGTTGTCCATGACCTTCAAATTCTGGTAGAACTTTCTGGAAAGAATACTCATTGATCATGTAACTTACTTGACCCTCTAGAGAAGATGGATCACAATCATACTTCTTACAGAATCTACCTAACCCCAGATAGCGGTTTGTAGAGGTCCACTGAATGAGCCCATAACCACCGCTATAGCAACGATTGTAAGGAACTCTAGCACCTCCCTCACAAATATTGGCATGGAAATTACTTTCCTGCTTAATGTTTCCAAGAATTGTTGCAAGGGCATTCCTATCAGAGATCTTTGTTCTTGCTTGGAGTTGTTCTAGGACATACTTCTCATTGTCATTACATCCAGGACACTTCCAAGACTTTTCCTCTACTTCAATCTCTTTAACAGAATTTGGATCTACAAGTCCAACAACTGGTTCTACAATTTGTGGTGGTGGATCAATTTCTGTTATCTTTGGATAAATCCCCTTTGCACAAGCTGCAAATGGAATAGAAAGAAGTAAAGGTAAAAATAGTTTTTTAAACATTAAAATTAATTGAATTCAACATCCAAATCAAATCGCACTTGTTTGGCACAGTTTGTGATATTTAGGCAAAGTCTTCTAGGTAGATTAAAGATAGAACATCAAATTCTTCTTTATTGACAACCCAATCTCTAATCTCATCATACAGTGAAATTGCATCATGAACTCTACCTTCTGCACATAAATCATGCATTCTATCAATTACATCATCTATAACTTGGCTACAAGTCTCGTGGATCTGAGTTGAACTCATAGTAGTCCTTCCTAAAATACCTTGATAGAATGTTGCTATTGTAGTACTTAGGAATACCATTGTCAAGTGATTCTGTCAGAACATTGTTCACAAATAGTTGTCTGGTCTCCTCATAGTTAGTTTTACCAACTGTCTTGTGGAGAGATAGAATAGTTCTTTTGAACTTATCCTTCCCAAACTTCTTTACATCATCTTTGAGTTCTGGACAAGATCCATAGTAGGATTTCCAATCACTTTCTGACTTAACTTTTCTAGACTTACCCTTAGGTTTTCTAAAAGACCAAAAATACTTTCTTCCAATGTAGCTCCTAGAAGTTTCAGGGCATTCAATAAGATACACAAAACCAAAAAAGTCCTGTATGTCAGATGAATCAAAAACTTCCCCATTATAAACCCAAGGGTTTTCATAGCTCATATATCTTCAATATTATGAGCTATTATTTATCTTGAACCCTTACAGAGTTATTCTACTGACCCTTCTTTGCCTTGTCAACCTTTTCTTTGTTGTCCCTGATCTTATCAATCAGGGCATTGAGCTTAGCCCTCTTGGCAACCTCAGAGGGTCTCCTGCCCCTCCTAGGTGCCTCTGGTGGGGTCAATTCCTCGTTCATCCTTCCACCCCATATCTACGGTCTGACTTGGAAGTATCCATTCTTTCCTTTGCCTGCTTTGTAGCAGTTGCATACATTACAGACTTGGCTCTATCACCATATCTCTGTTTGAAGTCTTTAGCAGACTTCTTCATGCCCTTGACAAGTCTTTCCTTCTCTTTCTTTTCAGTAGCATCAAGTGCTCTTTCATCAAGAGTATCTTCTCTCATCCAGCGAGGGACAGTATTATCCTTCACTTTTTTCATGTCAGCAATTGCTTTCTCATTATTTTCCTTTCTCTTCTTCATATCTGTTTCTAGATATGAATTATCTTTTGCCTCACTTTGAGTTCTTTCTTTTGCTCTTCTCTTAGCAACACCAGCATAGATGGCAGATGCTTGTCTTGCCTTCTCTTTTGCTCTGTCAGTATCACCAGCAACTGCAGCCTTTCTTCTCTCATTGTCTGCTTTTTGTGATGCAGTGAGAGCAAGGTTTGCAGAGATCTCATCAATCTGCTCACCTTCTGGTTCAAAGGAATCTGCCATGCCAGCAATGTGCTTGCCCTTTGACTTCTTATCTTCTCTACTTGCAGATCTTGCTTCAGAATCTGCATATTTTTTAGCAACCTTTGCATCCATTCTATCAGACTTACCTGCTCTTCTTTCTTGAGCAGCAAGGCGTCTCATTTCCTTTTCATCATCACTCATTCTTTCATCAAGTTGAGTTTGATAGATTGTTAGGTATGCTTCCTGTAAACTATTCATGACGCACAAAGACTTTAGAATTATTTATAAAAAAAGAGGGGCATTGCCCCTCTCCTCAAAGTTGGAAACCTGCAAAGGTATCCTTCTTTAGATCTTGTTTAATTCCACCAACCACATAAGATTCAACCTCTGTTTCTTGTGGAGCAACCTGAAGTCCTTTAGATGAAATCCAGTGCTCTGTCCAAGGAAGAGGATTATTCTTTGCAGGAATATCATAGATTGGTTTTAAACCAATGGACTTCATCCTACGATTAGCAATCCATTCAACATAATTGTTGAGCAGTTTATCATTCAAACCAATCATGGAACCATCTTTGAAAAGATACTGTGCCCATGCCTTCTCTTCATCAACACATTTCTTAAATGCTGATGTTACCCAATCTTGTTCCTCTTTAACAATCTGCTGCATCTCTGGGTCATCCCCTTCACGCCATTTGTTGAGGATGTTTTGAGTAATGACAAGATGCTGGTTTTCGTCTCTGGCGATGAGAGAGATGATTTTAGCGGATCCTTCCATAAGTTTGAGTTCACCAAACGCAAACGAGCAAGCGAACGAGACATAGAACCTGATACCTTCGAGAATATTGACATTGGCAACAGCGCGATAGAGTTTTCTTTTGAGTTCTTTACGATTGTCCTTGAAGTAACCTGCACCTTCTTGTGCATGTCTCCAGTCATCAGTATTACCGTATTGTTGTGCAGCTTGAATGAAATCATTGTATGCACCGGTTACCGAAGCGGCACGACTTACGATCTTGTCATCATCAAGGATATGATCAAAAACCTCTCCTGGATCGGAGTATACATTCTTGATGATGTAGGTGTAAGAACGACTATGGATCATCTCCATGAATCCCCAAACCTCCATGCACGCTTCCAGTTCAGGAAGTGAGCAGTAAGGCATGAATGCCATGCCAGGACCACGACCCTGAACAGAATCCAACATGATCTGATACTTCAGGTTAGAAGTGAAGATATGTTTTTGTTCTGGACGAAGTGATTGATAATCACCACGATCTTTTTGGAGGGAGACCTCTTCGGGTCTCCAGAAGTATCCGAGTTGTTGTTGGGTTAGTTTATCAAATACTGGATACTTGTAGTGATCATAACGCTGCAAACCCAGTGGTTGACCGAAAAACATTGGTTGTTTACGGGTATCAACATCGGTGCTGGTGTTGAATACGGTCATTCCTTCTACCATTTGAAACTCCTTTTCGTTACTAGATTTTACAGCTTTCACAATCATCCTCACTGGATTCCATAATTTGTTCAAGTAATTTGTTTAGTTGATCCTTAGTCGTTTCCTCCTTTACTTCATCAGTCTTGTTGTCGTAAGTATTCTGATAATAAGAAGTCTTCCAACCATACTTATAAGTTCTCAGAAGATCTTGTGCCATTACTGAAGTGGGGACTTCGTTATCTGGGTAGTTTTCTGGATTGTAACTCCAGTTTCCAGAGATGGCTTGGTCAAAGAACTTTTGCATGACTGCGACCACATTAATATAGCCGCGATTGTCAGGCATATCCCAGAGTAGAGTGTAACTATTCTTAAGGGATCCATATTGAGGAACAATCTGTTTAAGAGGCCCTTTCTTTGACTTCTTAATGGACAGGTATCCTCTAGGTGGTTCAATTCCGTTTGTTGCGTTTGACACAACGGAACTGCTCTCTGAAGGCATCTGTGCGGACAGTGTGCTGTGTCTGAGACCATACTCCAAGATAGATGCTCTAAGACCTTCCCAATCATGCGATAACTCCTGAGAGGTAATCTCGTCTACATCTTTCTTGTATGTATCAATTGGAAGAATACCATCAGCATACTTTGTACGACCAAAGTTTTCACACCAGCCTTTCTCTTTTGCAAGTTGATTAGATGCTTTCAGGAGGTAATACTGGAAGGCTTCGGATAGTCCATGAACTGCATCCCATGCCTCTTGATCGCCGTAATTAAATCCAAGCTTAGCAAGATAGTGAGCAAGTCCGATAAAACCGATTCCAAGCGATCTACGTGCCTTTGTAGCAATCTCTGCAGCAGCAATAGGATACTTCTGATAATCAATCAATTCCTCAAGACCACGAACAGAAAGATCGCAAAGTTCTTCCAGTTCTTCATCAGACTTCACCTTACCAACATTGATAGCAGAGAGGATGCAAAGAGCAATTTCTCCGTTCGTATCATCAATGTGCTGAAGAGGATAGGTAGGCAGAGTAATTTCTTGGCAAAGATTACTCATCTCAACTTTATCCTTAAAGGATGAGTGAGAGTTGCAGTGGTCGATGTTCATGATGTAGATACGACCAGTCTCTGCTCTCTCCTTCAGAAGGTCCAGAATGAGTCCTTGAGCTCGGACAGTCTTTCTTGGAATAGATGAATCTCGTTCATAACCCACATATAACTCGTCAAATCGATCAGTGCCAAAAGCATCATACAAACCAGGAACATCGTGGGGAGAGAAGAGTGAGACTTCTTCGTCTTTGATAAAACGCTCATAGAACAGTTTGCTGATTTGGATAGAATAATCTAGTTTACGAACACGATTATCTTCTGTGCCTTTGTTGTTCTTCAGAACAATAATGTCTTCTATTTCTTGGTGCCAGATTGGGAAGTGGACAGTTGCTGATCCACCTCTGATGCCATTTTGAGTGCAGCATCTGACAGTTGCTTCAAACTTTTTGAGGAATGGGACAACACCTGTGTG